TTAGTCAATTGAGTTTTAATAACTTCTATAAACAGTTTAAATTAAGACAACAGATTAAAGGACAGTTTGGTACTTATCTATCACCAGATATGGTAGATATGTTAGTTAAAGACCCATCACTAATGAAACTGGGTGGAGATAGAAAGGAAATGACATTCCTTTTCGCTGACATTGTAGGATTTACTCCAATTAGTGAAAAATATATGCAAAAAGATGACCCAGAAGGTCTAGTAGAACTTATAAATATGTTCTTAGATAGGTTAACTAAAATTATCCTTAAGAATGGCGGAACAGTTGACAAGTATATGGGCGACTGTATCATGGCATTCTGGAATGCTCCTCTACCATGTGAGAACCATGCTGAAATGGCAGTTAAGACTGCAATGGAAATGGAACTTGTATGTGAAGAGTTAAATGCAGAGTTAAAGGAACAAGGATTGGATTTACCACTAGTTAAAATCGGCACTGGAGTAAATACAGGGCCATGTATAGTGGGTAACATGGGAAGTGAGTCTCGATTTGATTATTCAGTTGTTGGGGATGCTGTTAACTTAGGTGCAAGACTTGAAGTGCAAACTAGAGAGTATGATACACCTATCCTACTATCTGAATATACTTATATGCAGACAGAAGGTATCTCATGTGATAAGTTAGATGAGATAAAAGTTAAGGGTAAAGAAGAACCAGTAACCATATATGCACCATTATTTGATGCAAAATTTGGTAAGAGAAAAGAGATTAGGAAATTATATAAAGATGGCATATAGTAAAAAAGTAGTAGATAGATTCAATAATGTATTGAATAACCCAGAAAAACATGCAGTTGGTAGGTTTGATCCAAAAGACCCAAATGTTGCAACTGGAATGGTTGGTGCTCCAGCATGTGGGGATGTCATGAAATTAGACCTAAAACTAGATATTGATGGGTTAATAGAAGATGTTAAGTTCAAAACATATGGGTGTGGTAGTGCAATTGCATCATCTAGTCTATTTGTTGATATGTTAATAGGTAAAACTATTGATGAAGCAAAATTGATAAAAGACAAAGAGATTGCAGAGATATTAGACTTACCACCAATTAAACTACATTGTAGTGTACTTGCAGAGGACTGTATTCGACAAGCAGTGGAACACTGGGAAGAGAAATCTGCACATAGACGACACAATGAGTTAGGTGGTCTTGCATAGACACTTGACAAATAACAAATCCATGAGATAATAGATATATGGTAGTAAAAGTAGTAGATACTTTGAAACAGCACAGATTAAACTGTTTGAAAATGGCAGAAAGAAGGGCAAAAAACCCAGAGTTTAAGAAACTTTGGAGTGATATGCACGAAAAACTGTTAAAGTCAAAATCTTAATTTGTATATATATAAATGTAGTGTCCGAAAGGAAACTATAGCTATATAAAGGGATGCCCAAAATGGGGTCTCATTTTAATAAACCTTGCTTAATAATAGGAGGCCAAAATGGTTAAACTAAGCACTAATGATCTATTCGATCAAATGTGGGGAAGATACTCCCCATTCACAATAGGAACAGATAGACTGTTCCACCAACTAGAGGCACTTTCGTCTCAACAACAACAGAGTTATCCACCTTATAACATCGTTAAGAAAGATGATGAGAACTTTGCTATTGAAATTGCAGTAGCAGGTTTTGGTGAAGAAGACTTGAAGGTAGAAAAAATCAAAAACGAACTAGTAGTTTCTGGTGAAATTAAAGGTTCTGATGATGAAACTATCCATCGAGGTATTGCAACTCGTAAGTTCAGAAGAACTTGGGTACTTGCAGACGATGTTGAAGTATCAAACCCTAGTGTCCGAAATGGAATACTATATATACCTATGGTAAAAGTAATACCAGAGGAAGACAAACCTCAAGTATTGGAGTTTGTAGATACTAAAGAATTTCTTTCAGAAAGTTAAAATTTTTTAGTTGACAGATTGGACTTCTGTGGTATTATAGATATATGAATATTAATTTAACTATTTTACCGCAGAGGGACAATTTATGAGTAATACTTTAGTTAGGGAACAGATACCCTACGATTTGAATTTTGTTAATGTAACAGGAGACTTAAAAACTATTCCAGCAGCAGATGTTTTCACTAATAAGAATGTGATTATATTTGGATTGCCTGGAGCTTTTACTCCTACATGTTCAACAAAACAATTGCCAGGCTTTGACGAATTGCATGACCAATTCCAAGAGTGTGGTATCGATGACATTTATTGTACATCAGTAAATGATGGATTTGTAATGCAAGCTTGGTTTGCAGTACAAGAAGTTAATAAAGTAAAACCATTATCAGATGGTAATGGTAAATTTGCAAGATTCATGGGTATGTTAGTATCCAAAGAGAATCTTGGTTTTGGTAAAAGGTCTTGGAGATATGCAGCCGTAATCAGAAATGGACGAGTAGTTCAAATGTTTGAAGAAGCTGGTATTAGAGACGAAATGGATTCCGATCCATATGAAGTTTCAACTCCAGAGAATGTTTTGGAATGGTGCAAAAATAATCCACAAGAACCAATCTATGTGGATGATATTGGTGCAAACGAACATCCAGAACCACCACAACCAGCCCATACAGTCTTACAAGAAGACGATGGGGAAGTAAATTAATTAATCTATGGAGTTGTTATGGATTTTTTGAAGAGAATTTGGAATGCAATTTGTGAGTTTTTCAATGACACACCAGTCGTAGAAGAAGCTCCAAGTGCAACACCAAAGATATCCAAAGCAAAACTAGGTAAACTTACTAAATCACAACTAGGTGAAAAAGGTAAGGAACTTGGTATTGATGTGGATCAAAGACAGTTAAAGTCTAAAATCGTAAACGAAGTTTACAAAGCTCAGTAACATGATTGAATATAAACTTGTAGAAAACACTGTTGGAGAACAAGGTATTCAAATATGCGAAGGGAAGTATACTGGGGTTGTCTATACTTATGGGGAAGTACAATTACTTCCAATTAATGAAGGTGAACAACCTCAGATAAACTTTACTCGTGCAGTTCGGGCTTGTCCAGAAGAACTTCGAGATACTATTTCCGATGATGAGGAATTCAACCAGTTAATGGGTGATATCCTTGTCGAATTATTAGAAGAACAAGGTGAAAAAGCCGTGGAGTTATTGAAAGATGATAAAAAATCCGAACAAACTTAAAGAAGAAATTATTCGAGACGAAGGAGTCGTCTACGAAATTTATAACGACCATCTAGGACTTGCAACATTTGGCATAGGTCATTTAGTCAAAGATGGTGATCCAGAAAAGGATTTTCCAGTAGGAACACCAGTTCCTAAAGAAAGAGTGGATGAAGTATGGGAACATGACTTTGCAGAACATGTAGAGGAATGTGGAAAACTTTATCCAGATTTAGAACATTATCCAGATGAAGTTCAAAGAGTTCTAGTCAACATGACATTTAACATGGGTATGACAAGACTCAGTAAGTTTAAGAACTTTAAATCTGCAATTGAAAGAAACGATTGGAAACAGGCAGCTGTTGAAGGTCGTGATTCAAGATGGTATAATCAAGTAACCAATCGTGCAGAACGATTGATGACAATGTTAGAAGAAGTATGATAAAATTATTTCAATTAGTAACTGGAGAAACTATTATAGGTGAAGTGAATTCTAAGGAATTCTCTTCATCTGCTCAGTTCGATATTAATCAACCTTTATTTGTGTTTGCACAACCAGAAGAAGAAGACCCAAAGAAAATTAGAATTCAATTGATGCCTTATGCACAATTATCTGATAATCAATGTGTCCACATTAACTTTAAGAATGTAGTTTGGAGTTCAGACCCAGAGACAGGTTTAAAGAATCAGTATCAAACAATAATGGGTAAGATAGTTACTCCACCAGAAACACAAAAGATAATCACATGAAAGAAAGCATCCTAAAAGCACTTCGTCTTAAGTACGAAGGTCAAATTGCCGAAGCAAAGGCAAACATCGACATCTATCTTTCCAATCCAGTAGGTATTGGAGAACATCCAGAAGTCTTAGAAGCAATAGATACACAAGTCAATAAGATTGCAGAGGCAGAAGATAGATTAATGGTGTTAGATGGTCATTTCACTGCACCTAAAATTCCTTGACAAATACCAGTATCGTAGTATACTGAATATATGCACTTTTATACAAATGTCCAAAGATATAGGAACTGGATTCTCGTCAGAGAATTCAAGGATGGTGTAAACAAACCCAGACGAATTCCATATAAACCTACATTATATCTTCCTACCAATCGTGATAGTTCATTCAGAAGTATCACTGGTCAAAACCTAGAACCCAAAAAGTTTACCAACATGAGTGGTGTTAGACCATTCATGGATAAGTATAAGGATGTTGAAGGTTTTGATATCTATGGTATGGATAGATATGAATATGCATGGGTAACAGAAACATTTCCACAAGATATTGAATGGAGTTTCAGACACATTAAAGTCATGAACATCGATATTGAGTGTGAGTGTGAACATGGATTTCCAGAACCTATCGTTGCACCAGAACCAATCAATGCAATAACATTCAAACTATTTGGTGAACCTACCAAGTATGTTTTTGGAACACAGCCTTGGAATCATGGTGATAAGAATATTCGTTACTTTGAATGTAAGAATGAAGTTCATCTTCTTAAGACTTTCTTAGATGAATATCGTAAAATCATGCCAGATATCATTACTGGTTGGAATGTTGAAACATTTGATATTACATATTTGATGAATCGTATCACCAGAATGATTGATGGACGACATGCAGATATGTTATCGCCTTGGAACATCACTTCATCAAGAGAGTGGGATAGTTTTGGGTTAGGTGGTCAAAAACAACAAACTTATGACCTTATGGGTGTAGAAGTGATAGATTACCTACAACTCTATAGGAAGTTTACATTTAAAAACAGAGATAGTTATCGATTAGAAAACATTGCACAAATTGAACTTGGTGAAGGTAAGTTAGATTATTCTGAGTTTGGTGCAATGCACTTATTCTATAAACAGAATTACCAAAAGTTCCTAGAGTATAATGTTCGTGATGTGGACTTGGTAGAAAGACTTGATAATAAGTTAGGTCTAATGTCTTTAATGATTCAAATGGCGTATACTGCAAAGTGTAACTATGGTGATACTTTTGGTCAAGTTAAGTATTGGGACTTACTCATTTGGAATAGATTACGACAACAGAACATCATTATTCCACCAAAAGCATCTGGTAAGAAATCTCAAAAGTTTACTGGTGCATATGTTAAAGAACCACAAGTTGGTATGCATGAATGGGTAGTATCATTTGACTTAAACAGTCTGTATCCACATTTGATTATGCAGTACAACATCAGTCCAGAACAATTAGATAAGTCTGGTACTAAACATGAAGTTGATGAGTTGTTGCATAAGAACATACAATTTGATAGTAAAGACCTTGCAGTTTGTCCTAATGGTGC